AGGGCAAAAGTAATAAATAATTACGAAATACGAAATACGAATGACGAAAAATGAATTACGAAGTACGAAATACGAATGACGAAATACGAGGAACGAATGATGAATGACGAGGAACGAATGATGAATGACGAAATACGAATGATGAATGACGAAATACGAATGATGAAAAAAGGAGGAAACTTAATTTTTTGCTAAGAAAAAAACTTTTATTGTTTGTAATTTACAATTAATTCATATTTTTGCACCAAATAGTTGATTTATACGTTTTTCATTTTCTTTTACGAAAAACCTAAAAGAAAATAATGTGTATAAGTGTTTTTTTTAATGTTTTTTATTTTTAAAATAAAAAATATATAAATAAAACTTACCACTGTACTTACCCTTTTTGTATCTTTGCCGAAAATTATAGGATTATGTTTTTCTACCTCAAAGAGCCTAACGGTGACAAAGATACAATAATTATCATTCAGTATTACATTGCTGACGAAAAAAAATTATTTAAATACTCTACTGGGGAGGTTATTAGTCCTAACGATTGGGACTTTAATGCTCGTATGCCTAAGAGTCGTAAGGGTGCTGACGGTGTACGATTGCGAAAGATAGCCGCGCATATTATGCAGTACAATGATTTGTTAGTTACCCTTATTGATAACTTTAAATTGAATGGTGATAAGATTACTCGTGATAAGTTGAAGAATGCTTTTGATGCTAAATTTAAACATAATAGGGTAACAATTGAGTATTTTACCGATTTTATAAGTGATTTTCTTTCCTCTATAAAAGGCGCTATTAATAAGAGCACGGGAAAAGAGTATAGTAAATCGCGTGTTTATGTTTATAATCAATCGATGAATGCTTTGATTAATTTTGAAAATTACTCTAACAAACGAATTAGAATTGATGAGTATAACGCTCAATTAAATGATGCTTTTGTATCGTTTTGTGCGAATGAAAAGAAGTTTTCATCTAATACAATAGGCGAACTCGTTTCTGGTGTTAAAGTGTTATTGAGAAAGGCAAAAGAAAAGGGATACACAATTGCTAATGATTTAGGCGATTTTACAAAAACAAAGGAGGAAAGTATATCGGTAGTTTTATCAGAAGATGAGATTGAAAGGCTGATTGCGTTTGATTTTTCTAATGATAAGAGGTTAGAGAATGCCCGCGATTTAATGATTTTAGGACTTTGGACTGGGCTACGTGTTTCCGATGTTATGGCGTTGCCAGTAATTGACCCTGACAGTAAGTTTATCGAGGTTGAGCCTCAAAAAACGCGCAATACATCTGGGATAAAGGTGGTAATACCGCTTCATCATCATATTAAGGATATGATAAGAAAAAGAGGAATGCCAACACCATTGAATAATTCATACTTCAATAAATTTGTCAAAGAGGTTTGCAGGATTGTAGGTTTTAATGATGATGTTGAGGGAACTCTGATGAACCCGAAAACGAGGCGCAAGGAGCGCGGTGTATTTAAAAAGTGGCAGCTAATAAGTTCGCATACTTGTAGGCGTTCGTTTGCAACGAATTTATATCTGATGAATTTTCCTACATTATCAATAATGAAGATAACAGGACACACAACGGAGGCAAGTTTTTTAAAGTACATAAAAGTAACGCCAAAAGAGCACGCCGAAAAGTTATTAGCACACTGGGATGCGTATTATAAGGACAAAGAAAAAGCACCTAATTAGGTGCTTTTTTCATAGTGTTAAGTTCATCTTTAAGTGTTTTTATTTCGTTTTTTAAAGATTGTATTTCAGATGTAAATTTTCTATAAATAAAATCTGAAATTAGAAACCAATGAAATGTTTCTTTTATTTTTGTGTAATCCTGAAGATTTGTTTTCATCTCATATTCTAAAATAGAATCACAACGAGAAAAAAGAACTTCATCTTGTATGTTCCACTCTTTAAAATCGCAGAATGTTTTGTAATAATCATATAAATAATCATATAAGAGTTTATCACTTGCAAATTCTTCTAATGCTTTCATTTTGATAGTGTTTTAAGGTTATTACTAATATATTGAGCCTTTTTGCGCCTTGCTCAGGGCGGTGATGATTATTAAAGATAACGTAATTTACTTTTTAGTTCTTTTTCATTTTGCGGATATTCTACAAACACAAATGTATTACCACCACTTAATATTTCACCAGTTGCTTCATCATAGTGTATTTTTTCAAACTTTTCAGCAACTTTTTTCACCTCTTTCACTTGTTCTGTATTAGGTATGAATTTAAGTGTTACGTTAATGCTACCACCATCGCACCTTACAGATACTTTTTTATTGTTGTAGCCTAATTGTTTTAATTCTTGTCTAATTGTTTTTGCTTTTTCTGTCGTTGGTATATAAGTATACATAGTAATTTGATTTTTAAAAGGTTATTAAATTGAGTTTAAAAGCAGTTTAAAGACTTGCTTAGGTCTGTTTTTTTACCACGCCCAAAATGAATAATCGTGTGCAAACCCTATCTTTTGAGCTCTACCATCAGGGTAGAAAATAACGTTCTTTACATACTTCACTTTTTTTAGTTCGTAACAGTTGTAAATCTCTGTTAGTTCTTTGCGTGCTTTGCGTTTGAGGCTGTTAGACCATTGTTGTAATTTTGTTGCCATTGTAATTTGTTTTTTAATGTTAATACTAATTCTTATTGTTTGACGTTGCAAAGATACGTAAGTATTTTTGAACTTGCAAATATTTTTACAAATATTTTTACGCATTTTTGCAAATATTTTTGTAGTATATTGTTTTTCAGTGATTTATATTTTTATTTTGTGGTTTGAAAATAATTATATAATTTTGCAAAATCTAAATATATATAAATATGAATGCAAATATTAAGATGTTATTCTTTTTGATTAAGAACAATAAGGTATTGGTATGCGAGAGTAATTTAACTGAGTTTGTAACATTACTCCCTGATGATATTAGGGAGTTGAGAAGTTATGATTATTTTCATAGGGAGTTTCAGAAGTCTAAATGCTTTCAATTTAAGTACAACAAGGAGTATACTTTTCAGAAGATAGTATATAAGTAGGGGTATTTATGGGTAAAAGTTAGGTAATAAAAAACGCACCTATTGCAGTAGGTGCGTTTTTGTTGAAAGTAAATAATTAGACGTAATCCTACAAGGAAAAAAAACACGCTTTTTGAGGCGTGTTTTTTTTAGTAATAACTTTAAATATAACAAAAAAATGAAAACTCAGAACTAAGCACGCTTTTTAAGGCGTGCTTTTTTGATGAAATAAATTATTTAAGACCGCAAACGTATCACGTTGCAAAAATAGATATTACTTACATAAGTGATTGCTAACATAGATTAGCAACGATATACTACAATTGTGAGGTAATTTTGCAAATGAATGATAAGTTAATAAAAAATGAAAAAGTATCAATTTAGGGCAAACCCTCAGTATAATCAATCGGTAACGCAAAATATAGACACTGATAAGGGTGTTATATACGGTGTTGTGTTGGCTCAAAAGGGATTGAACAAGAATGGTACATACTTTTCAGAGCGTTTTTTGAACGAGTTAAAAGCAAAGGGAGATGAACGTGGTTACATTAAGGCGCGTTTTGGACATCCTACGATGTGTAATAACTCATTAGGCTCTTACATTGGTAGATATAAGAATTTCAAGGTAGAGGATGAAAAACTATTTGGGGACTTATACCTTGATGATATAGCTAAAGATACGAATGTAGAGGGGCGCGGTATTACAATGTATGATTACATTATGCGAATGGCGCAAAGCAACTCGGAAATGTTTGGCAATTCGATTGTGATTTTAGCAAATTACGTGGTTGAAGAGTATGAGGAGGACGGGGAAAAGAAAGAGGCTGACGGACACGAGTTGATTGAGTGGATTTCATCGGATTTGGTAGACGACCCATCTGCAACTGATAGTCTTTTTCATTCAAAAAATGACGATTTAGGGGTGAAATTCACTGATTTTTTAGATGAAAACCCCGAAGTATTCGATATTTTGGAGAAAGACCCTAATATATTAGGGGACTTTTTTAGCCGTTACGAGGCTTATATAAGTAGAAAAAACAATAAAAAGAATATGAAAAAAGGTGTTTTTACACGTGCCTTAGCGGCATTATTTGGTAAATCGCTGTTTGATGTAGATTTGACACTCGCAAATGGTGATATTATCACGGTTGAAACGGAGGCGGACGAGCCTGCCGTTGGGGATAAAGTGAAGCAAAAGACTGACGGAGGTGAGGATGCTGAAAAGCCACTTGCTGATGGTGATTATTTGCTGAAGGACGAGCGCACTCTTGTTGTAGAGGGTGGCGTTATCAAAGAGATTAAAGAAAAAGAATCTCCTAAGGATGAAGGCGGTAATGCTGACAAAGGCGCGAGTGCTGATGATGAGTTTGCACAAGCAGTAATGGAGGGCTTTGGAATGATTTCTAAAAGATTGAATGAGTTGCAAAAGAAGTTTGACCGCATTGAGAAGCGACAAAGTAAATTTGAGGTGCAAGACAATGGCGGAGCGAGCAATGCAACTGCAAATGTTAGTAAGAAAAAATTCAGCTTTGATGATATAAAGGCGAGAATGAAGACTTACGAAAAATAATGTAAAAAAGTAGGTAGATTATGGCACAAACAAAATTAAAAGATTTTATCAAGGAGCAGGAACGCACTAAGGAATATATCAAGGATATTAAGGACTTGGTGGAGGAGCGCACGCTTGGCAACGCTGATGCGAAGCAAGCCCTGACGATTGTGGAGAATGTTACCACGAATACAGAGTACGGCTATTATGGGTCTGTAGAAGGAGTAACACGCAAGGATACTGGGTGCGGTATGGAGCCTGTACCCTTTGATGTACCAGTTCGCACGGGCTGGTGGGAGCCAGTAGCATTAAGGGCTACTATTAGCGAATGTTACAGTGCGTTGGAAAATTCGTTTTTGCAATGGGCGAGCAAGAAAGGTATTAAGAAAATACACATTGAAGATACTGACTTTATCGCTTTCTTAGCGGAGCGTTTTGGCAAGGCTATTCAAACGGACTTCAATAAGTTCGTATTCTTTGGTAACAAGGAAGCGAGCAATGTAGGTTCAGGGAGTGGTAGTGAGAACTTGAAGGCGGGTGTTGCAAAAGAGAATTACAACGTAATTAACGGATTGTACACTCAATTCTTTAAGATGATTACTACCGATGCGAGCAAGCGAGTAACTATTGCAGAGAACGCGCAAAATACATTTGCAGCGCAATCGGCTTTGGCACGTGATACAGCTTTCAATGCTTTTACAGCTTTGATTGATAAGGCTGACCCATTAACATTTGCCGATGGTTCACAACCTATATTTTTGTCCACTTTTTCGATGGCTACGAATCTATCTCGTCACTTGAGAAGTGAGTACAAAAACGAATTAACACTCGACAAAATGGAGGGTGGCTATATGGTTGGTGAGTTTGAGGGTATACCCGTTATTACACATCGCTGGTTTGATGAGATTATTCGCCGCGATTTTAGTAACGGCACTAAGTGGGATAACCCTCACCGTGTGATTTTGTTGGATAAATCGGAATGCCAAGTGGGTATCGACTCAATGGGCTCTCTCAATGATATTGAAATTGAGTACGTTGGCGGTAAAGATGAGCACGTGTATTTGAAAGCGGCTTACAGAATGGATTTCCAACGTGTGATTGGCACTACTGGGGCGATGGCGATTTAGTAATTAACGAATTTGTCAATTAGTAGATTAGCAAATTTACTAATTGACAAATTTAATAAATTAAAAAAAGAGAATTATGGCAGAATGTATTAATGCACTAAGTAAAGATTTGACCTTTGATTGTAATGACAAAGTAAAGGGTATTGAGAAGCGTATTTTGCTTATCAATAGAGCCGATATTGACTTTGCAGCGACTACAATTGAGGCTGACAAAAACAAAATGAATACGCTGGTGCTGAAGAGTGGTAAAACGGGATATTTCTTTGATAATTTCAAAGAAACACACATATCAGAGAGCATTAAACCTGAGATTTCTGATGATGATTTCAACGGATATAAACACTCAATAGGTATTACAGTGTATGGCAAGAGTGCTGATGATTACGCACAGATTGACCAGTTTGTAAATGGGGCGCAATTGGTGGCTGTAATTGAACACAAGGTAAAGGGGGCGAGCAGTTTTGACGTATTGGGCTTCTTTGTAGGGCTGGAGGTAACAGAGGGAGAAGGTCGCACAAACGGTGGGGCTTTCAAACTTACAATCGCAACGCCTGCAAACCAAAAAGAGCCTAACGTTGCTTTAAAATGGCTTGAAACTGATTACGCAACCACTAAAAAGAAATTCGACAAAAAACTGGCAGCGTAATGAATTTTACTGAAAAAAGTTTAAATGAATTGCTCAATGGTGGGTATGAAAAGGCGGTGGGGGAGGATAAGAATACCTTCATCGCCTTTTATGCTTACTTATTTGACGATAGCGACTCGTGCACGACTTGTGGCAATAAGTTGAGCGGGTATTGGAATAGGCTCGTGAATGAGGGCAAAGAAAAATTATATAAAAAGTTACATATTATGGCAAAGAAAAACACCCAAGATGAGTTGCAGGAGGATTTGCAACCTACAGAAGCGATACAAGGTAACGCTGAACAAAACACACAAGACGAGTTGCAGGAGGATAGTAATGAGCCTTGCAAATTCAGATTGCGTGCGGGTATTACTTCATTGGCGATTGACTTTGGTAGCAGTGAGTTGTTTAACAACGACACACTAACGAATGATATTGCATTGCGTTACTTGAAAATTAACCCTAATAGGATTGCGAACTTTGATTTGTATCCTGATAACTGGGAGGAGTTGATTGGATAATTAGCAAATTAATAAATTAGACGATGACAAGGCTTAAGGCGATAGAATTAGCAAAAGAGGAAAGACGTACGAATAGTGATAAGTTTAAGGGCTTTCCTTTCTTGGCGAATGGAGTTGGCAATGATTACCCGACAATCATAGAGCAGTTGGTGGCAGGTTCGACAACTGCTCGTGCTTGTGCGGGTGTGATTGCTGATTTTATCTATGGGCGTGGCTTTGCATTGGAGATTGAAAAGAGAGAGCTGGCAAGGTCGCAAGGGGTCAGATTTAGAAAAGAAGAGTTATTTGTAAATGATAAACGGGAGACCCCTAACGACTTGCTTAAGAAAGTAGCCAGAAGTATAGCGATACATAAAGGCGTATTTGTACACGTGAATTACAACGGCTTCTATGAGAAGATAAGTGTGCAGGTGTTGCCTTACAAGAATTGCCGATTAGGGGCGAAAGACAGTAATGACTATCGAGGTAAGGTGCTTGTATATAACGACTGGGATAAACTTACAAACTACAAGGATAGAGATGAGAATTTAGTTGCTATTGACCGATACGACCCTCGACCTGATGTTATAGAAGCACAAGTGGCAAAAGCAGGAGGTTGGGAAAAGTACAAGGGGCAAGTGTTTTTCTTAAACCTTGATAGGAATGATACATATCCGCTGGCGTGGGCTGATGTAGTGTTGAGTGATTGTGAAAGTGAAAGACTATCGAGTGTATTCACAAGGAATGGTTTTAAAAAAGGCTTTTTTGGTACTTATACTGTTGTTACAGCTCCTATGGAAAAAGAAGAAGAAAGGCAAGAGTTTAGAGATGAATTGAAAAAGAGCATAGGGGTAGAAGCCGAGCAATCTGTTTTTCATTTTGAAACAGAAATGCAGGGCGATAAGTTGGAGAATAACATACTGATAAAACCTATAGAGAGCAATATCAAGGCTGATATGTTTCAGTACGCTGACCAAAAAACAGCGAACAATATACGCAAGTCGTATGGTAATATACCGCCCGTGCTGATTGATTACGTTGAAGGAAAATTAGGCAATACATCGGGGGAAAGTTTGAAAGAGGCGCGTATCTTTATGCAAGAGCAAACGCAAGAAGAACGCCAAGATGTACAAGAGATGTTCGAGGAGTTATTCGATGGTTTTGTAAGAGATATTTCGACAAACGGACTTTTTGAAATTAGCAAATTAGTATGAAGTTATTAGTTAATAAGCAAGAATGTAGCAAATATTTGAGTGTTTCTCTTTTTCGCAAAGAAGAGGAATTCAACCGTTTTATAAGAGAGGCGCAAATGTTTGACTTAAAGGGGTTGGTTTGTGAGTCTTTTTTTCAAGATTTGACAAGCGAAACTCCCGTGAGAAATTACACGTTATTGCTTGAGGGGGGTAGTTATACCTTTGAGGGCAAAAAGTACGAATTTGCAGGGCTCAAAGCGGTATTATCGTACTTTGCATACGCTCGTTATGTATTCGTGGGGCATCAAGTAGATACGCCGATGGGTATTAAGGTGAAAGAAAATCAAGACGGGGAGGCTGTTAGCCAAACTGAAAGGCGTGATGTACGCACGATGTACAAGCAACAAGCGGATTTGCTATGGCAAGATTGCGAGCGTTACCTTGAAAGAAATAAAGTACTATTTCCTGAATATAGTTGTAATAGCGGGTGCGATGAAAGCAATCGAATTAATAAACCAAGAATGAGAATGCAACTGATATGAAATGTATAGAGCATATAAAAGATATAGCATTAGATTGCAAATATAGACCTACAAAGGGGCTCAAACATAGAGTGCTGGTGATACCTTACAAGGATATTGATAGGAGATATACAGCAATGAATGAGGATAAGAGTGTTATTACTCATTTTCAGTTGTATCCTACTAAAAGAGGGTATTTGTTTGAACTCTCGAACGCTTTTAAAGTAAACGGTTCGCAAAAGTTGAGCGGTGGCTTTGTACACGAGTTATCTATAAAGATAGACAAGGCAAATAGCGATAATATTGCCACGATGAACGCGCTGACAAAAGGAACTTATGTACTTGTTGTTGAGACGATGAGCAACACGTTTGAAATATTAGGCTATGATGCTGGTGTAGTGGTGAATTCTATACAAAGAGACTATGCGGGTAACGTGATAGGGCTAACTTTATCCACACCGATCGATGTAAAGGAGTTGCGAATGGTAGCGTTATGGGGAGATGGCGACTATATTGCGATGAGTAGGAATGTTGAAAGAAAGATGTTTGTAGGAAAGAATTTAATACTTAATTCAAAACCGAGAATAACACAAGCTTTTTCAGTATATGGGTGGGTGAAATCTTATAATTTATCTCAGAAGTTAGAAATAGGGGCTACTTATATATTAACCTTTAAAAATTATAAGACAGAAGATCCATATTTCTTTTTATGGTTAGGGAGTTGGGATACAGCACAAGAAATTAAAGCAGGGGTCGCTTTTACAGCAAAAATAGAATATACTTTGTTGTTTATTCATACAAAACAAGTTCCTTTTGAATGTGATTTTGAGTTATTAAAATTAGAGAAGGGCAACACCCCTACTGATTGGTGCCCTGCTGATGAAGATTAAACAAAAAAACTATGAATAATTTTAAACGAAACTTAATAGGTAAGGATAAATTGCTACATTCAAAGGTAGGCAATTGTATGTTGGTGCTATTTTTTGCACTGTTTTTTAAATTTTGGAGTGTGGGTACTGCTTTCGTTTTAGCGTTAGCCGCTGTATTATTGGCGGGGATGGGTAAAGAGTTACACGATAAGTATATGAAGCGCACCTTTATTGATTGGTGGGATATAGTAGCGAGCCTTACGCCGTACCCTATTGTTAAATATATTAATAAATAAACTCAATTTATATGGAAAAAATCTTTGTAATTCTATGGATACTACTCGGTATCTACATTCTCGTACTCCTTATGATATTCGCCGACCTTTGGAGCGGTGTGCGCAAGGCTAAACGTATCGGCGAAACACGAACTTCCTACGGCTATAGGCGTACCATTAGCAAAATGGCACAATACTACAATATCCTTATTGCTTGTACGATTGTGGATAGTATGTACGGCTTGCTATCTTGGTATTTAGAAATCTATTACCAAACCTCATTATGGTTATTTCCTTTTATCACTTTCTTTATGGCAATAGTGCTATGTCTTATCGAAATAAAATCTATACGTGAAAAAGCCGAAGACAAAGTGCGGTTAGACCGTGCAGGACAAGTTGTTCAGCAAGTGTTTATCAATCGTGATAACTTAGAGGAAGTCGCTAAAACCATCTCTAATTATATGAATGAAAAGGCTGAACAGTCCGAAACATCTCAAACCTCTAATAACGAACAACAATGACACCGAAAGAATTTATAAATCAGTACAAACCTTTTGCACTCGAAACTGAGCGCAAAACGGGTATTTCTCATCTCTTTACGTTGGCACAAGCGGCGTTGGAGAGTGGTTGGGGAGAACGTGGCGTTGGTAATAATTTTTTCGGCATAAAAGCCGCCAAAGACACACCCGCTAATAATAAACAATTGTTTAAAACTACTGAAGTACTTAATGCTCCAAACTTAGGATATAAGTTTCCGCAAGTGATGTCTATATATCAATTATCGAGTGGTAAGTACAAGTATGAAGTGAAAGATTGGTTTAGGAAGTACGACACGCCCGAAGAATGCTTTACCGACCACGCACATTTCTTTTTCAAAAACAAACGATACGCTAAGGCATTGGAGGTAAAAGCAGACCCGTATAAGTTTGCTGAGGAGGTAGCAAAGGCGGGCTATGCAACCGCTCCTGATTACGCAAACAGTTTAAAGAAAATTATCAAAATGTTAGAAAGCTATGAATAGAATAATCATTGCATTATTAGCATTCCTCACCTTGATAGGGTGTAGAACTCGCAAAGAGGTAGCTAATACAGAGCAAAAGCAGGTCCAAAAAGAGCGTATTATAAAGTACAAGGATAGTACGGCTCTTTTTCAACAAAATACTCAAACCCTGCAACTCGATACACACACCTCTCAAGAGTACGAGGTAACAGTAGAGAGCGATAAGGATAGTATAGGCAACAGCAAAGAGTTAGTGTATTATCGCATTCGCGACGGCGATAATGAAACTATAAGGGTAAGTGGTGGAAAGGCAGTAATAAGAGTTAAAAGTGAAAAGCGAAAAGCGAAAAGTGAAATAGCTGCTACCCTTACGAATACTATAATCACAACTAATAATGAATTACGAAATACAGAAAGCACAACGGCTTTTTCTCATAAAACAAAAGAAGTGAATAGTGTTATGAGTAACTGGTGGATATGGTTTATATTGCTACTGGGGGTATGGTTGTGTTGGCGATTTAGGAAGTGTTTTTTTTCTTTATATTAATATTGTTGGTTTGTGTAAAAAGCCCCGCACGATCACACGCGGGGCTTTTTTTAATTAAAATACATTGATATTGCAATAATCACACACGTAATTAGGTATATCCAACCTATTGACTTATATATAATTCCTTTTGTTGCGTAATATCTTAGGTAATTAACATCGGCAGGAGCATACCCCGTTATTATTGTATGCTCACTATACCCTGTAACCCTTACACCTGAACGATATCGCCTGTCTGACACGCCATTAGCTACTCTTTGAGTTCCGTATATAGGCATTTCATTTTTCTTAGAATATTCATAACCTCGTAATATTACATATATAGCACCGATGAATGGTATAATACATATTAACGAATAGGCTATTACTTTAAGAAACAAATAATCTGAAAAAGCCATTGACAAAAAACTATATTGAGCAGTTCCATTGTTTTGATTTTCATTTTGAGTTGTATTTTGAAAATCTATACTTTCATTTTGATTGTTAGAAATTCTTACAGGACTCGAATGAGCGTCTCCGTATAGTTGGTTGCTAATCACACGACCGCCATCGCGCCCTACCTGATTGACAGCTGAGCGAATGAAACCTTTGAGTAGATTATTAAGGAAACTCATTGTTATTTTATTCTAAACACTTGCAATATTTTCTATCTACATAAATGATCTCTTCTTTAAGGTCTTTATTAAGTTTTTTATAATAACAGCCTCCACGCGGTCCTGTATAGAGGGTATACCCATTATAATTCCCGCAAAGCCATTCTTGTTCAGATTGACTTTTCTTTTTCCACTCTTTATAAGAATCATCATTGTTATCTTTTGAACAAGTTAAAAATGTTACAGCAATGATGGTAAAGGCTAAGATAGTTAATAATTTTTTCATTGGCGCGATACATAGTAAAAATATTAGTTACTAATTAATGATTTTAGTTGCGATGATCACTTTGAATAAGCGAGTGATATAGTGTTTTGGTATATCTTGATCGGGGTAATTGTCTTTATCTGGGTTTTCGGATACGAGGCGATAGCATTTCGGGTCGCGTGATTTTGTAATACGCTTGATGAGGCGGTAACCGTTGGAGGTTACTATGGCGTATATTTCGCCAAGTGGAAACCACGTAAGATCTACTTCTTTTACGGCTACTATATCGCCGTGATTGATGGTGTTTTGCATTGATTGCCCCGTGGCGTTGATCCAAAAATCGCAATTGTTGGCGGGAGGGTAATTGATGTAATAATCGGGTTTTACGTTATTAAATTCTATTACTCCCATAAAACCGTTTGTAAAATCGATATTGTAATAGGGTACGCCTTTTTCATTGTAATTTATTGCTTCATCGGCGAGGATAGGTACTGATGAGTTGATAGTTTTTTTAGGTGCTTTTTCTCCTTTTATCATTGCTTCGTGCCCAGTGAGTAACCAAATAGGATTAATCTCAGGGAACGCTTTTGTAATTTTCATCAATAGTCCTTTGGTAATGTATTTTTCATTACCATTTAAAGCGGATGATAAATTACTACGCTGTTCTGATATTTTTTCAGCAAAGAGAGATTGATTTACAAATTCAGTGTTTTTTTTAATGTATGAATACACTTCATTGAGTCTTTCTGCAATTTCTGATTTACTACTTTTTTGTTGTACATCTGAATTATTTTCCATATCTTTGCAAAAAATTAAAGATTAAACACTATGAGTTATTTAAATGACAATGATAAGTTCGATGACTTTATCGATAAAGGTATTCGTTTGATGTTATGTATAGTGTGTATAGGCATAGCTATAGCGGTTGTTGGTCTTAATATCATTATTATTAAGATGTTATTTTGATATTGTTTATAATTCTCTGCAATTCTTTTTTATTTGATGATTTTTCTGCAATTTTTAGAAAATCATCTTTTTGTTTAGTAGTAATTTGCAGTGTTTTACGATTGGAAATTTCAATTATAAGAGATGATACAGTTTCTGTTATTTCATCTCTTATTTCTTTATTTGTTATATTATTTACTTCTCCAATGGCACTGAAATGACAGGCGATGCATTTGTTTAAATCTTTGTTGTTATAGATTGCAATATAGGATATTGTTAGGGTAAACATTGCATAAGAAAGGTGTTTGTTATCTTGCATTACCTGCTTTAATTTGCTATCTAACGTTCTTCTGTATTTATCAAGCTGATAGGTATTATAGAATTGCCAACACACTAAAAATGTGGTTAGCAACGTTAATATACCTACTGATACACTTAAAACCATTTCCGTACTCATACTTCATAAAAAAATAATAGTTGATATTCAATTAGTTGTAAAATATTTTCATTTTTACATCAAAATAGTTGTAAAAATATTTGGAAGTTACAACAAAAGTGTTGTACATTTGCACCATCAAAATGATAGTAAAAATAATTAGTCGTTTTGACTTGGCAAAAGTACTAAAAAGATATGAAACTTACAAACAAAGCGAAAGAAAAATTAAAAGATAAGGATTGAATGAAGATATTAATACACTATTCGCCAACGAGCGTGAGGAGTTGTGGCAAATGCAGGGAGTAGTTCCTAACACGGTGGACCTGATTGCAAGGGCTATTGAGGAATACGAGTATCGCAAGTTAGCGAAGAGAATGTTGAGCGTTCCTGAAGCGGCAGAGTACTTGGGCGTATCGGACTATATTATTCGCACGTGGATAACTGATGGCACACTAAGGAATGAGAATCTTTCAGGCGGGCGTACATTGATAAGTATGCAACAGTTAGAAGATTTGCGCAACAAGGATATAAGAAAAGTATTGAGAAAGATGAAGCGCAAATAAAAAAAGCGGCGCTATCCCAGCACCGCCTTAATGACTTGCAATTTTAAAAATAGTATTAACATTAAAATCACAAAGACAAAATTACAATGGCAAAATTACAACAAATGAATGAGATGACCAAACTAAATAGCCAAATTCTTCTATGCAATGGCTATGTAACCTACGAGGGTAAGAAATTCAATGAATGCGACCCTTTTGAAAAAGAGGCGTTTAACATCGCTTTAGGCGATATAAAGCCTACTGAAAAAGACTTTGAAAACTTACTACAAGGTCTTGTATCACCCTTATTACTTCAACATACTATGAATGAAGATTGCTTTATCAATCCTGCTATTTTTGAACAACTAAAAGCGGCTTTGCGCCCTGAAAAAGATAACGACCACGAGGGCTGGTGGCATCTTAAATCTACTTGCGGCTGCTACACAATGCGCCTATCAGGTTGCTATAATAAGGGCGTTTTAAGCGTTGAATCTGAAGTTTATAAAACAGTGGGCAAACATACGATATATTACGACCTTACGAATGAACAATGGGCTGATGTACAAGATAATCTTGAAGCTGAGTACGAAAGGCTTGTGAAAGAGTATAGAATTGACGAGCGCAACCGCTACTATGAGAGTTTATCACACGACTATCACCAGTTTATTTAACAACTAAATAATATCAACTATGAAAGAGCAAATCACAACCTTAGAATTAGATAAGTGCTACCGAGTGAAGTATGAGAATATTAGCTGGTGCATAAAAATTTACGAAAAGAGATTCATTTCTGAAAATCTTACGCTATTGTCAGCTGTAGAGGTAGGTTATACTTCTATTAATATGAGAAGTTACATATCTTCTAATATCTATCAACAAAGTGAAGATAGCAAGTACGAAGTACAAGAGATTAGCCACAGTGAATTTATGCACGAGTTTCGCACCAAGCGCAATGAGATAAACAAACTAATAAAAAAGATGTCTTAAAACGACTTAATAAAGAGCCTCTACCAATAATAAGTGCCGTGTTATTCTTTTAAAAACTGGACATATCTAAATCATAACAACGCACGGCACTTTTTTAAAGAAAAGTAATAACCTAAAAAATAAAGAAAATGAGTTTAATTAAGAAAGCAAATGAATTAACAATTCAGACTAAAATCAAAGCCCTAATCTATGGGCAAGCGGGTACGGGTAAAACGACCCTTGCACTATCAGCACCCAAGCCGCTACTTTTTGACTTTGATAATGGCGTGCACCGTGTGAATTTCGCACACTTACAAGATGTGGACACTGTACAGATACGTTCCTATCAAGATTTTTTGGACGTACTTAACAATGAAAACCTTGCACCTTATGAAACCTTTGTTATTGATACTGGGGGCAAAATGTTAGACTTTATGGGCGAGTATATCATTAAGAACAATCCTAAAATGGGGCGTGCTAATGGTATGCTAACATTGCAAGGTTTTGGAGAGCGAAAAATGATGTTTTCAGCACTTGTAAAACGTATTAGCATAATGAATAAGCACGTGGTATTTGTTGCTCATAGAGAAACAAAAACAGAGGGCGACGATACTCGTTACATTCCTCAATTTGGAGGGACAAACTATGACAACCTTGTAACAGAGTTAGACCTTGTAGGGTATGTAGAGGCGCAAGGGCGTGAACGTACAATCACCTTTGACCCTACCTCACGAAATGATGGTAAGAACTCGTGCAACTTACCTCCATTGTTCAAGATACCTACTATCATTGACGAGCAGGGTAACCCTACTGCGCCTAACGACTTTTTCACAACGCACGTAATTGAGGCGTACAATGCACGATTGGAACAGCATCGCAAGGCTAATGAAGCATACCAAAAGCTCATTAAAGAGATAGAGGACAATATATCGGTTATAACAGATATAGACAGCCTCAATGAGACCGCACAACGCTTGCAAGAATGGCAACATATCGGCAACTCTAAAGTGATTGCTGGTCGCAAACTCAATGAGAAGGCAGCAACTTTAAATGCGAAGTTTAACAAAGATAGCAAGCAATATGAAGCAGTATAACATATATCCTACGTTGTTGGATAGTTTCACGAACTATCTTAATTCATCGGTAATCTATCAGCAGTTTTGGGGCTCATCTGAAGCCCCAACGCTGACAGAGGAAGAATACGAGCGACAATCCTTTCAAGAACTCATTAACCGCATTAATAGAGTGCCTTTTGAAAGTGAAGCAGCTGACAAGGGTACAGCCTTCAATGAAGTGATAGATTGCATCATTGAGGGGCGCAAAAGTACTAAGATAGATATTCATAGCGAGGGCGAGTTGATAACAGCGGTAATTAATGGCAGGCAGTTCATATTTTCAAAGGAACTTACTAAGAGTATAGCGACGCCTTTGAAAGAGGAGAATGCACTTACTCAATACCGAGTTGAAGGCACTATCAGCACTCAATATGGTGAAGTCTTTTTGTACGGATATTTAGACTACTTGCTGCCCTTTAAGGTGGTAGACTTAAAGACAACGGGCAAATACAATGCTTTCAAGTATCGCAATAACTGGCAACACGTTGTATATCCTTACTGCTTAAATCAGCAAGGTATTGAGATAACCGATTTTGAGTATTTGGTTACTGATTTTAAGGGTGTGTATAAAGAGACTTATACATATATGCCTAAGTTGGACACGGCACGATTAAAGGAGGTATGCGAGCGTTTTATTGAGTTTTTAGAAAGCAACCGAGAACTCATTACTGACAAGAAAATATTCAATGAACAAACTGCGAATGAGCACAAGGACTATCTTAACCGATAGTATGGAAATCATTATAGTAAAACCATCAGTCGTGAGGTTTTCGCACCTAAGCGTTTTAGTAGCGACTTTTTTAAGCAAATGAAAACAGTATTTAAAGAGGGAATGAAGGTCTATGACCAATTAATGTTCCCTGATGTAGAAGGGGTTGTTACAAGTACAAATTTTATTCCTGAAAAGAGTTTTTTTGATAAGGAAAAAGATTTTGAAGAAGATTATGAGCATCCTTATCCTATTGAAGTTGATTTTAAAGGAGAACAAGCGCTTTATAAAAATGATGGTAGTGGCTTTATGGATTTTCCAACTCTTTCAACAAAACCTTATGAAATAGAATTTCAAGGCTTTGAACAAAAAGCACCTGCACCAACTTTTGAGGAAGCGTGGGAGGAAACTGATAGAATTTACGAGCCTAAAAGTGAATACGATAAGGAAGAATTTGGAGGTTATCCTTCACAAGAGTTGGCAAATGCAGCTGAAGCGTTAAGAAGATTGTTATTTCTTAGAGACTATTACAATGATGGCTGGCAGCCTAATAAGAAGGATAAGGAACAAAGGGGTGTTTCTGTTACTTTGGATTGTGATAACAATTTTATGGTATGGGGAATACTAAAAGAAACAGAACCATACAAGTTCATATTTAAAGATGATGAAACAGCATACAAATTCCTCGAAGAACAAAAAGAACTATTAGAAATCGCAAAACCTTTATTATAACTATGGAAATACAAGGACGTATTAAAACAATATTCGCTACTGAAACAGTAGGGCAAAACGGCTTTCAAAAGCGTGATTTGGTTATCACCACTGATGGGCAATATCCACAAGATATTATCATTCAATTTACACAAGGCAATTGCGCATTGTTAGATAACTTACAAGTAGGGCAAATGGTTAAGATACATTTTAACCTGCAAGGTCGTGAATGGACAAACCCACAAGGTGAGGTTAAGTACTTCAATACGGTATTAGGTTGGAAAATAGAACTCATTCAAACCACGAATGTAGCGCAACCTCAATACCAGCAACCTACACCACAATACCAACAAGCCCCACAAGGTTATCAGCAACCTCCCCAAGTTTACGCACCGCCCCAACAAGCACAAGCGTACCCGCCACAAGGGCAACCGCAATACCAGCAGGGGCAAATGTTTAACCAGTACGGACAAGCACCCGCACAAGAAGATGACGGAATGCCTTTTTAGAAAACAATTTAAAATAAATAAAAAATGAACAAGTATGTAATTAAATTTAGCCACGTGGAAGAAAGTGAGTACACGGCTATTGTAGAAGCAGAAAGCTATGAAGAAGCAATGGATATTTTTAAAGAAAGTCCATTTGATTATCTTGAAGATGAAGAACCTAATGGTGTAAATGGAATAGATTATTACGTTAGTAAAGTTACGGAAAACGGCGAAGTTGTATATGAAAAAACAAAGGAATTAATAGCGGAGTTCCATGAAAGTTAGATAATTAACACAACAAAAAGCAAGTATCAAAAGGGATAGTAGCAGGTTCGAGTCCTGCCTTGCTTTCAAAATAAAGACAAAATGAAAAATTTAAATTTAAAAGAAGTAAAAGAGTGCTTTGAGTTATACAAAGTTGCTTTTAACAAAAAACCTTATGTCAGTAATCTTGCAAAGGAGTTAGGTGTTAAAACTACAACATTAATGAAGTTTATAGTTGAAAATGATAAGCATTTTCAATTGTATACCGATAAGCAAGGTACTTATATTTCACAAGTGTATGTCGAGTTGAAAGATAGAGAAGGTACGAATGAATATGTTGAGTATAATAAGGAAAGATACAAAAATACAATATTCCTCAAAGTAGTATATTATGACTACACTAACAATGTTATATTTCATTATGTAGAACAAGACTCGGCAGATGATAAAAGGTCAAGCGAATGGCGCAATACACCAGATAAAATTGATAAAATAAAACCATACCTACAACAAAACACATTTACAGGAGGAGGTTATGGTGATAGTTATACAAGAAAATATGATAATTATTTGTCAAAGGAAAATATAAAGCTACTTATGTCGCAAGGGTGGCAGTTTGCGAATTATAATGAAAAAGCTGATGAATAACAATGAAAAAGATAACCATTCCGAGTAACGTTAAGAACGGCAAATTGGTGCAAAATCGCAATCTTATACAAAACGCTATAGCCTCATTTGAAGATACAAATATCAATATCACCATTGAGAGGCGAAGCAAAAAAAGAAGCGTACAGCAAAATGCATTCTATTGGGGCGTTTGGATACCAATCATACAGCAGGCTATCAATGATACTTGGGGCGAATTTTACCCTCCTAATGAGGTGCATAATGTACTAAAAGCCTTGTGTAATTATGAGGAGCGTCCTAACCCTGCTACTGGTGAGATACAACGAGTACCAGTGAGTAGCACCAAGTTAAGCACCTACGAATGGGAAAAGGAATTTAAGCAGCAAGTAAGGCAGATGTGTATGGATAATTTCAATCTTGATTTGCCTGAACCTGATAATGAGGAATAAACAAGTTTTAAAGTAAAATAAGAAATGTTGTAATTTTTGTCCATTGTGTACCCCGATAGGCAAGCTCTTACGTTCGAGCCGTAAGCGGGGGCTAAAAACAAAAGAATTGATTATTTATGGTATACGGATATATTCGGGTGAGTTCCGATAAACAAACAATAGAGAACCAGCGATTTGAAATTACAAACTTTTGCGTGAAAAAAGGGCTGTTAATAGATGATTGGATTGAAGAAACTATTAGCGGCACCAAAAGTTATAGCAAACGCCAATTGGGCAAGTTGTTAAAAAAAGTAAGGAAAGATGATATTATTATCTGCAGTGAACTGTCACGATTAGGGCGTAACTTGTTTATGATAATGGAAATTCTCAATATATGTATGACCAAAGAGTGCCGTGTATGGACTATCAAAGACAATTACCGCTTAGGAGATGATATACAGAGCAAAGTGCTTGCTTTTGCTTTTGGTCTATCAGCCGAGATTGAGCGCAACCTTATCAGCCAGCGCACCAAAGAACACGAATGGATCGTCAAAGAATTAGAAAAGGGTACGCAGAAAAAAATCATTGCCAAAAAACTAAAAATATCAAAGACAACCTTCTATCGTTACCTCGTATACACAGACCTTTATACGCCTGTAAATTGCCAACAAGAAGGATGGAAAGAATATGGGATATACCATTAAATAAATATTTGAAAAAAGATTTTATATGAAAACACTATATAAATCAATCATAGAGACCGCAGAGCAGGCAGGAATAAAAGTACTTTCAGATGCACGCTGTTGTCAGTTATTAGCGTGGGTGTTGGAGATAGGAGGTTATACAGAGGAAAGCACTCATAATTTCAAACTTAATCAAGATATTCATATAGCGCAAAAACGCCTGAATATATTAGCAGGAGAAACACCTAATACTGAACTGGTAACCATATTGAAGAAGTATCATTCAGAACTGCTAAACTATTTAAACAAAAAGACAAAAAAACCTCAATGGCTAATAGACTTTGAAAATTACTATAAATTAAAACCATACAAAAATAATTAACAACCCGATTTGAAGGAGATTGAGTGCGCATAAATCTTTATCAAATCTCTAATTTCAAATCAAAATGAATGAGTATCAAGAATTTTTAAAATCAAAGGAGCGAAAGACAATAGAAGCGGGTTTTGAACTTCCTAATGAAGAATTAAACCCCAACCTATTCGACTTTCAGCGTTACATTGTGAGCAAGGCACTGAGAATGGGACGGTATGCCATATTTGCCGATTGCGGACTTGGAAAGACCTTAATGCAATTAGAATGGGCACATCAAGTAAGTAAGCACACAAAGAAGCCAGTACTAATACTTTGCCCTTTGGCGGTAGCCTATCAGACCATACAAGAGGGGCAAAAGTTCGGTATTAAAGTGCAAAAGTACCACGATAACGAACCATTACAAGGCGTGTACATCAGCAATTACGAGCAGTTGGATAATATCAATACCGCTCAATTCATAGGTGTAGTGCTTGATGAGAGTTCAATACTGAAGAACTTCACCGGCAAGTATAAAAACCAACTCATCAAAGAGTTTAAAAACACTCCTTACAAATTATGCTGCACCGCTACTCCAAGTCCTAACGACTTGAACGAAATAGGTAACCACTCCGAGTTCCTTAACGTATTAGATGCTCAGGATATGCGTGCTAAGTGGTTCGTGCGTGGTGAGGGTATGAACAACTACCGATTAAAAGGACACGCTACTAATGACTTCTATGGGTGGATTAGTTCGTGGGCTACTATGCTTACCAAACCCTCTGACATAGGATTTAGTGCTGAGGGGTACGAGTTGCCTAAACTCAATTACATCGAAAAGGAAATACAGACTCAAAAGCGTGATAATGGTATGCTTTTCAACCCTTACTCGGTGAGTGCTACCGAATTCCAAAAAGAATTGCGTAACACGCTTGACCAGCGATTGGAAGCAGTAGCCGAGATTGTAAATAATTCAGAGGAAGCGTTTATCATTTGGGTAAATCAGAATGAGGAGGAAAAGAAAGCCCTTGCGCTTATACCCGATGCAGTAGCAGTGAATGGTAGCGAAAAAACAGAAGTCAAAGAAAAGAAATTACTCGGCTTTGCTAATGGTGAATTTAGGGTGCTGGTAACCAAAAAGAAGATAGCTCAATTCGGTATGAACTTTCAGAATTGCCACAATCAAATATTCGCAAGTCTCGACTTTTCATTCGAGGGGACATATCAAGCCGTCAGACGCTCCTATCGCTTTGGACAAACAAAAGAAGTAAATATCTATTTCATAACTACAGACACAATGGAAAACGTAAAACAAACTCGTGAACGCAAAGAACAACAATTTAAGGAAATGCAGGCTCAAATGAATAAATTCATCAATGGCAACGCCTTCGGACTACTCAACTCCTACGAGTTTAAAGAAGTAAAAACGCCTAACTATTGGCTGATGAAAGGCGACAGCTGCATAGAGATTAAGCGCATTCCTGATAACTCAGTAGATTTAATCATATTCAGCCCCCCGTTTAGTTCCTTGTTTACCTACTCAAACTACATTCATGATATGGGTAACAACGAAAGCCACGAGGACTTTTTTAAGCAATATACATTCCTTTTGCACGATTTGTATCGTATCCTAAAACCAGGGCGATTAATGGTTTGCCATACCAAAGATTTGGCTGTATATAAGAACTCAAGCGGCTATACGGGGCTGTATGACTTCACAGGCGACCACCATAGAGCGGTGGAAGCGGTAGGATTTAAATACCACTCAAAGGTGAATATCTGGACCGACCCCGTATTGGAAATGCAGCGCACCAAAACACAACGCCTGCTATATAAACAACTTCGCAAGGATAGTAGTTATACAGGCGTAGGGCTGCCTGAATATTGTACCATATTTCGCAAGTGGGAAGGCGATGAGGAAACTTGGACACCGATAAACAACAAGAATAAAAACAACTTCCCCTTAGAGGTTTGGCAACATTGGGCGTCCCCTACGTGGAATGTAGAGAAGGGCGATATTGAACACCTTCACGAAGTAATGGAAGATTACAAGGTAAATACGTGGTTTGATATTAAGCGTACCGATGTACTCAATGGCAAAAAAGAGGCTATCGATTTAGGTGATGAAAAGCATATTGCCCCGCTACAATTGTCAGTTATTAAGCGTTGCGTGCAGATGTGGAGCAATAAGGGTGAAACGGTATTTACCCCCTTCTTAGGGATAGGAAGCGAAATATACGAAGCGGTTAGTTTAGAACGCTATGGTATAGGAATAGAACTCAAAGACAAGTACTTTGAAACCGCTGTTAAGAATGTAAATACAATAACTGAGAAACAACGACAATTAACGTTATTCTAAATACATCATTCATTTGTCTCCTCTTGTCTTTGGCGAGCGTTATTATTTGGCGTGCCATTGTACAAATAGCAAGTTAAGGGCAAGGGGAGTTTTTTTTAACAATAAATATGTAACTATGAAAGATACATTTATTCTAAAGACTAAATATGGAAGCGTGGTCAATAAATTGTCCGACAAGCAGGCGGGCGTTCTTTTCAAAATGTTATTCGAATATGTGGAGAACGGGGCAAACGCAGGCTCAACAGATGAGAAAGTTGAAATGGCTTTTGAGTTTATCAAATTAGATTTAGATGCGTTTTCAGAGAGTTATCAAAAGAAATTAGCGGTTAATAAAGAGAATGGAAAAAAAGGAGGTAATCCGAATTTTGTGAAGGGAAAATCTAATCCTTATTATGAGAAAAAAGATAACCCAAACATAACCGAAGATAACCCAACATTACCAAACATAACCGAAGATAACCCTAATGATAATGATAATGATTATAATATAAACAAACAAACAAACACGCACACACACGAGGAAAAACCAAAAGCCGAAAACTCAACCTTAAAAGCCTATGATGATTTTAACGGAGATGCTATCGCGCTGGCGGGCTGGTTGTCGAAACGTTGGAATGATGCTAAAAGACATTACAACGTTGGGGCAATAGGTAACGTTGCGATATTGGGTAATGCAAGAATGAACCTCATAGAAGTAGCCAAAAACTACACACAAGGCGAAATCGAATTAGCAATTAAAGGCGTATTCATTCAAAAGCAGATTTATCCGCAATTCACACTATCACCCGATAAAATGTTAGAACCCGACCATTTTAGTACGTTTTACAATGCCGGACTTACAAATACCCAACTCTACAATAAAGAGTCACAAAAAGAGCGGAAAAGTAGCAAAAACGGGGTAACGCGTAATATTGGCGACTTGTAAATTTAAATTAACAACTAAAAACCGACAAAATGATCAAAAACACAATGGATGTAGATGTAGCCTTGCGACGACTGCAATACCTCGCTAATCGCAAAGGAACGCCTGATGATAAAACAGCATTTAACGCTGTACTAAAATTCATCAAAACATCGCAAGAACAACAAACGGATAAATACCCATTGCTATCGCGTTTATTTTGCTTTGTATTCTTAAATCGTTATTTATTCGCTAAAGAGATTGACGAAAAAGCTACTGCCAGCAGCATATTGGCACACGTACACGAAATCGTTCAAAAACCCCTCGAATGGTGGATAGACGATATAGCCGAAACGACAAAAATGTTGCGATACGAAACAGCATACAAAGACTATGAAAAAGCACTACGTGAGGCAAAAAGAGTAGCGGAAGCCAATAAAACACCTGCAGAAGACAGCGAAACTCTCGAAGATAAGTACAAATCTGAAGATGTTTTGAGAATTGCAAGAGAAAAAAGCGAAATCGCAAAGGAAAAAATGGCAGATTGTATTGCAGTTTTGCAAAAGGAATATAAAAAAGAGGAAATCGAATACTTTATCAAGTCAGAAATCACTAAATTATCGCTATTATGTCGTTAAAAATACAAGAAATAGAAGAAGGATTTGAACTATCCCCCTTTGATGATTTGTGGTTTGCACGCGAGTACGAAAGAGCATTCGTAGCCTTAGATAAACCGATAAAACCACCTGAGATTATCATCAGCATAGGAGATCACCAAGAGTATAACAATTATGTGCCTACACCAGTAATGACAGCAGGAAGTTTTAGTGTAATAGCAGCACCCAGCAAGAGCAAAAAAACACTATTCAAAACGCAACTATGCGCTACCTACATCGGAGGGAATGCCTCATATCGATTTCCCTTATTATGCTCTCATCGAAAAAATGATGATTACATCTTAGATTTTGACACGGAGCAATCAGAATATTACGCTCAGCGGACTTTTAGAGGTGTGCCTAAAGTGGTAGGAACAAATTATCCTAACTATCTAACTTTTAAAATACTACAATTATCAGTAGAAGAACGAGTAGCGTTTATTGATAAAGTGTTAGAACGTTTTAGAGGAAAGGTGAAATTAGTATTTATCGACGGGGTTGCCGACCTAATGAACGATGTAAATAACCTCGAATGGAGCAACCAAATAGTACAGAAACTCATCAAGTGGACAGATGAATATAAGATACATATTTGCACAATCATTCACGTTGCTTACGGAGTAACAAAAGCCACTGGACACTTAGGAAGTGCCGTTACCAAAAAAGCAGAAACAGTCTTTTTGCTAAAACTCGATGAAAACAATAAGGATATTGTAGAGGTTGTGCCGCAATACACTCGTGGTTATCCCTTTGAAGCATTTAAATTTATGGTTGATAGCAACGATTTTACAATATATCCTTACGATGAATTTACTGGTACAATGGCAAAACCAATAACAATGCCTCAATCAAGCCCTCCGAGAGAACCTACACAAGAGCGAAATGCTAATACTATTCCTACAGCTTCACCCGCTGAAGCCTTTGCAAAAACACCCCCTAACGATGGAGTGCCTTTTTAATCATAAACAAAAACACTTAAAATGAACAAAAGTAATAACAATAAATTTATAACAGAACTTCGAGCAAGAGGACTGCAAGTTACGCCTCAAGAAGCGCGAAACCTAATGAATATCGCAATTGCCGAACACGATAGAGCAGTAGTAATGCCCGTGCTAAAGCGTGAAAAGATAGCCCATTACGCTATCCTTGCTCTATCGTATGCCGATAGCCTCAACGAACTTATGTATGGAATTGATGATACAAAATTCAGCAGAGAATTTAAACTCGCCTTTCGCAGATTAAAACTATACAGCAGCGAGGCGGTGAAACAATTCAAAAAAACAATGAAAGACGACAAAGTGCTAATTGATGCTTTTGAGTCGTACTCTAACGACTTATCGGAAATGATATATCAGCACTTAGATGTTATTAACGAAAAATATAAAGAACAATGAAAAAACAATCATCACAAGAAAGAGAAGCAGTGGAATTATTCGAGTATGCTGCACGTAACCTCATCAAGGAGTTTTGTAACAAGCAAGACCTACAATTTGAATTTGACAATTATGATGTAGGGGGAGGTATTATATGCCTATCGGATTACGTCTTTAATATTGAAGATATATACTTCGATATGAAGCACAACAAACCTCAAGGAAAGATACTGCAATGGTACGATTACCGACTAATGCACGACACCAACATCAATTACCGCTCCTATTGTATGGGGCTTAGAGAAGAATTAAAAAAGCAAAACAAATAAGCACCTTACATTTAAATATTAGAAGAAAGTAGAGATTTTACAATAACAAATACCTACTACAACAATTTTGTAAATTTAAATAGAAACAATGAAAACAATCCAAGAACTCGTCCCACTCATTCATCAGTGGGCAAAAGAAAGAGAAATCTATAAGAAAATAACACGTTTTAACCAGCTCATCAAAACCCACGAGGAAGTCGGTGAGCTCATAAAAGCGTGTTATGACAACGACAAACCCGCCATACAGGACGCTATTGGCGATGTAATGGTAATGCTCATTAACTACTGCTATAAGGAAAGAATAGATGTATTAGAGCAAATCAATGATGTTTTGACTTTTGAAAGAAAGCGAGCAGATAGCAAAGTAGTGTTAGCATTAAGCATTCAAAATAGTTTAACTCGTCTAATGCACGCTAATTTTATATTGTTAGGGATAGGAGGAGAAACGCCCTTTTTGTATTTTTATGAAATCATTACTATAATTGGTTATTTAGATGATATAGCATTTTTAGAAAACACCACCCTTGAGGAGTGCCTCAATATCGCCTACAACGAAATCAAAAACAGAAAAGGCAAAATTATTAATGGTAAATTTATCAAAGAATGAAAATCTACATATCAGGAAAAATCAGCGGTACAGACCTCATCGAAACCCGCAAACGTTTTGCAGCTGTAGCCAAAGCAATGAAAAGATTAGGCTATGAACCCGTGAACCCCTTAGATAATGGACTATCAGAGCAAGACACTTGGGAAGCGCATATAATCAAAGACATTGCTACACTACTGCAATGTAAGGCTATCTATATGCTACAAGACTGGCAAGAAAGCAAAGGCGCGCGTATCGAGCATTACATCGCTACTGAAATAGGAATACCTATAACGTATGAGATAGAGCAGCCTATAAACGAAAACGAGTAACTCTCCAAAGGCAAAGGGAATAACACTACCTTTTGCCTTTTTTATTACAAAAAATAATACTATTGTAACTAACTATTAAATAAACACTTACAAACTTTTGTTATATTTTAAACAAAATAAAATGAAAAAAAAGTAAGTAAAATACTTGCGTAATTAAAATAATTACCATATCTTTGCAACGTAAAATTAAAACAAGAACATTATTAACAATTTAAACACTCAAAGAAAATGACAACAACAGACAAGAACAACGTTACTAATACTACTTACAATGTAGTATTCAATGATGATAATAATTCTAATGATAAAGGCTTCGAGGCTACATTAGAATATTGTAAAGACTACATACAATCATTCAACGGCACTAACCACAGCTATTTTGAAGATTACAAAGGCGGTATAGTACAAGTCGTTTGTAATGAAACTGGTGAGGTGGTATATGAAGAAGAAGTAATATAACACTTTGTAATGAAAAAGCCCCTAACATTACATTAGGGGCTTTACTTTGTAAAATTAAAACAAGTCTAACGATTTAACACCCTTAGAAATGAGGGGCAAAAATACAAAATAATATGGATAACAACAAACTTTTTGAACTAAAAATGCCTAAATTCTTATTGGCATTACAGCCAGAGCCTGACCAATTGCCCAATGGCTTTCACTTTATTTACTCGCCTCATTACCTATCATTAATATTGGTAATTAGAGAGCGCACACAGCAGATAGTTCTTAACAGAGAATTAAAGAGCAAGCCTCAGAAGTTATATGTATTCAATGAATATGAGAAGTTCAACCTCATAATAATTCAGAATAACGTAAAGATAACAGGTGGGGAATTAGCCCTCGAAATATCCGAAACACAATTCTTAGATGAAGCGTGGCAATGGTACAATACTAATATGATAACACAAGAATAATATGACACCGCACGACAAAGTAATATACATCATTCAGCAATTAGAACTATCCGATAGCAAGGTAGCAAGAGCAATTCAGAAGAGTACATCAGCAGCCACACACAAGCGAATGAGACTCAGAGACAACAAGTTTACTGAGGAAGATTTCCAACGGATACACGATTTTTACCTCGAAAAACTCAGAAACATAGAAAAGTTATAAATATAACAAAATAATTTTTACACAAAGACGGGCAAAACGCTCGTCTTTTTGCGTTTTATAGGGTATGATAGTCAGGCGATTGCCGTTTTACCAACTCTTTTATTTAGTTAAAACAACTAAATAAAACGCTGATTTTCAAATTGTTAAGATGAAAAATTATTAGGATTTTAAAGCAATATTTCGTATTTTTGCATTGTGAAAAATAGATAGTTATGAAGCACCAAGAGAGTACACTTCAAACCGCCTGCGTGCGTTGGTTTAGATGCCAATATCCGAACCTAATTATTTACGCCGTTCCTAATGGTGGCAGTAGAAATGTACATGAAGCGCAACGCCTCAAAGCAGAGGGAGTATTAGCAGGGGTGGCTGATTTAGTTGTGTTACTCCCACAAGGGAAGAGCCTATATATTGAGATGAAAGTAAAAGGTAACCGACAAACAGATAATCAAAAAGACTTTCAGAAGAAAGTAACCACATTAGGGCATACCTACGTTGTATGCTACACCTTTGAGGATTTTCAACAAATTATTGAAAATCAAATACAAAAATAGCAAAATACAATAATTCAAGAAAATTATATACAAAAAACACTGTTAAATTATATATCAAACAATGATACGTATAAAACCAAGTAAGAGAAATACAAATAAGCACACGGAAAAAGGTATGCAACTACTCAGCAACTCTATTGATGAGATAGGGGTAATTGAAAGTATATCGGTAACCAAGCAGGGGACTATAATTTCAGGACACGCTCGTAAAGAAAAGTTTGATGAAAAGGGATTAGTACCAAAGGAAATAATACTTGCAGAAAACGAATACCCCGTAATTGTGCGTAACGATATAGAGGACGATACAGATACTTACTACAAGGCACAAATATTAGCAAACACCACTGCACATCAGAACTACAACCTTGACCTTGAGGAGGTAGAAGCAGTAGCAGATGAGTACGGGTTTGAGTTAGAGGAATTAGGTATTGAGGTTGAAGAAAAGGATATAAACTATTCAGAAGATAGTTTTAATGAAGACGAACTAATAGACGATTCAAGAAACAAACCTGCAATTATGAAGATTACTTTTGAAAATGCAGAACAATTGCAAAAGGCAGAAGCTGATATTACAGAGTTAATTGATAGAAAATATAAAGGGGCTTACATTTCTGTAAGTTGTGGTGAATTATGAGATTAGAATTAGCAAGCAATAAAGCGATAAAATATAGTTGTTTAAATTTCCACTATGCAAAATCAGTACCAGTGAATACATTTGCTTATTCAGTATTTAATGATAATAACGAATGGTGCGGTTGTGTAGTATTTGGCACTGGTAGTAATAATAATATTGGTTCAGAATATAATCTAAAACAAGGACAAATCATAGAACTTGTGCGAATGGCACTTAATGGGAAACAAGAAACTACATCACAAGTATTAGCAAAAGCAATTAAAAAAGTAAAAAAAGATGTCCCTTTGTGCAAAATGATAGTCTCTTATGCTGATATTGACCAATCACACAAAGGAATAATATATCAGGCTACTAACTGGTACTTTGTAGGAAAGGTTTATGAAAATAAAACTGATAGCAGTTGGATCATAAATGGCAAGCGTATTCACGGGCGTAGGATTTCAGATATTATAAAGCAAAAATGAGGATTGAAAGGAATATCAAGAAAAGATTTTATACTGAAAAATTTAGACAAGAACGCGACTGAATATGTTACAAAAGGTAAAATAAAATATCTATATCCTTTATGTAAGGAAATGAAAAAACTTTGTGAAACAATCAAAAAACCTTATTCAGAAATATGAATAACACCCCAAAGCATAGACAACAATGGATATTAGAGGAACTCAAAAAGTCTCCTCTTTTGTCGTTTGGGGAAATGTTCAGTAAATATTCAGCAAAGTTCAGTAAAACAGAAAAAACATTCAGTAAAGACTGGAAACAAGCTCAAAAAGAATTTAAAGAGTGGCAAAAAACGATTAATGAGGAGGTAGCAAAGCAAGTGATAAGTGTAGAGGTAGAAGAGCGTAAAAAAGACTTATTTGCAAAAATGGACGCTCTGAAGATACTCGCCGATATAGCAAGGGGCAAAGGTATGAGAATTGATGGGGAGAAGTTTATTCCTTCATATAGAGAGCGTATTTCAGCGATTGCACAACTATCTAAAATGGAGGGATGGGATGCGCCAGTTAAGCAAGAGGTAACTGGTAAGGACGGTAAAGATTTACAACCTTTCCAAGTAACTGGGATAATTATTAAGTAATAATGAAGAATGTAGTACTTGAGTTTAACAGCAACGGAAATGACAAGCAAAAGGAATGCGGCAAAGCGTGGGCGAATGATGATATTGACGAGGTGCTATATGGAGGCGCAAAAGGCGGTGGCAAATCATTCATAGGTTGTTCATTGATATTCGCCGATGCTCTAATGTATGCAGGTACACAATATTTCATTGCACGTAAGCAACTGAACGATTTGAGGCGGTTCACTATACCAAGTATTCACGAGGTACTCAACAGCTTGGGCATACCGCAAGAAGCGTGGAAGTACAACGGGCAAGACAATTACTTTGAATTATATAACGGCTCACGAGTATTGCTATTAGATTGTAAGTACTTGCCAAGCGACCCACAATACCAGCGATTAGGTTCAATGCAATTTACACGCGGTTGGATAGAAGAGAGCGGGGAGTTCGATTATGATAGTTATTCAAACCTTAAAATATCAATAGGGAGGTGGAAGAATAGAGAATACAATTTGAAGGGTAAATTACTCATCACCGCTAACCCCTCTAAGAATTTCCTATACAAGGAATTTTACACCCCCTACAAGGAGGGTACACTTGATAAGAGGCGGGCGTTTATCCAAGCATTGCCGTACGATAATAAAATGCTACCAAAGGAATACATTCAGAACTTGGAGAATACATTGAGAGGTGCAGAGAAGCAGCGACTACTCAATGGGCTATGGGAATATGATGATGATCCGAATGCGTTGTGTGATTACGACAAGATATTAGCAATATTTAGTAATGACCATTTGCGACAAGATAACACGATGTATCTAACAGCCGATATTGCCCGCTTTGGTTCGGATTTGTGCGTTATAGGCGTATGGCGAGGCTGGGAGTTAATAGAGATATATACGTTGGCAACTTCAGCGACTACCGAAATACAAGCACTCATTAACACGTTGCGAATGAAGTATAATATCCCCAAAGGAAATTGTATTGCTGATGAGGATGGTGTTGGTGGGGGCGTGGTAGACAATACGGGCATTGTAGGCTTTAAGAACAACAGTACACCATTTGAAGAGAACGGGCAACCTACCAATTACAAGAATTTGCAAACGCAATGCTTGTACAAGTTAGCCGAGCGTATCAATTGCAATTATATATACATTAGTGCTGATATATCCGAACGTACTAAGGAGATGATAACAGAGGAATTGGAGCAAATCAAAAGCGATAATAAGGATGGGCAAAAGCTATCTGTAATTAACAAAGATACAGTGAAACAATCAATAGGACGAAGCCCAGACTATCGCGATATGTTACTAATGCGTGAGTATTTTGATTTAAAACCGAGAAAAACATTTAAACCGATATTCAGAAGATGAGATTATACGATTTCCTACAATTATCTGAAGAGCAGCAAAAGGAATTATTGCCCGCTCTGAAAGTCTTAAAACCTCTACCTAACTACACGTGTAGACGTTGGTTTAAGAAACGTACGCACGGGGTAAAAGATAGTATTACCGAATTAACATTTGGCGAGGTGAATAGCGTTAAGCGTTTGGTGATGAGAGAAACAACAAAGGACTTATTAAAAGCCTTTGAGATTGTGTACAAGTGCAAGGCACGTGATATAATACGAATGGAGGTAACTCAATTCTATCGTTGTATGATATTCATCACAAACGAAGTAGATAAGGTAATAAAGATGGAACAGCAACATTGGAATACTGAGCCTACAGACCACGATGCGAAACTACAACAAGCAGGAGTTAAAGAATTGGATCAGTTTGGCGATTTGCCAATGATTGACAGCCTCGCGGGCGGTGATATACTAAGATACAACGATATTGAGAAACTCAATTATTTAGAAGTGCATTATATCTTGTGGTATAGGGCAATTCAAACGAATATACAGAATAGATTTCATAAGTTAATAATAAATAAGTAAGATATGAAAGAATTAATGTTATTAGAGAAAATTATCACTAAAATAAGAGAGAACGCTACTTTTACGCCAGAAGTTGCAAAAGAGTTTGAACATTTACAAAACTTTTCTGATGGTGAATTTTCAGCATATACCAATGTTTTAGAAATAATAAAAACCTTTATTGAAAATGAAAGAGATTTTGCAACAGATAGCAACGAGTAATGGTTGGCACTTTGATTATGGGCGTTCAGATTTCCACAACTTGGAAACAGAAGCTGATAAGGAATATTACTTTTTCCTTGACCCTATCGAAGAAAGTGTAACTTTTGATGAGTATGCAGCCCCCACGAAACACACTTATAACGGGCGTTTTATGCTACTCAAGCACTCTGACTTTGATAGAGTGTATAACGCGCAAAGTGATAATAATCAAACAGAGGGCAAGTACGTGCAATATATTAAACCCTGCAAGGAAGCTGTTATGAATATTGCTAATGATCTTTGTGGAGATTACACAATTGAGGGCTGGCGAATGATAGAGGTTATCAACTTGTATGATAATAATTTCGATGGCGTATTGGTTACATTTCAGATAACAACTAATGATTAACAATGAAAGAGCCTATTGATATATTATACGATGAGTTGGACACTCTCAAACGGGACCTGATTGCGAAGTATAAAGAATTGAATATGCGAGCAAGCGGGCAATGGGAGAATGCTCTAAGAGTAGAAGTAGCCCCTATCAATGGGGGCGGCTTGCGTGGTATCATTAGCGGTGCAGATTACACTTACTATATGCAGCACGGTCGCAAAGCGGGCAAAATGCCCCCAATACAAGTTATTGAACAATGGATATTGGCAAGAGGTATACGCCCAATACAAGAGAAGATGAATACTAATGCTCTGGCTTGGGCAATTGCTAAAAAGATAGCACGTGATGGGACTAAGAGAATGCAAGCAGGCGGCACACCTGCCTTTATTGATGCGATAATAACGCCTGAGAGGGTGCAACAGATAATTGAGAAAGTAGGATATAATTACGTGGCTACTTTCACAAGTGAGATTATTAACTTTTTAAATGAGATGGGAAAATGAGTTTTACAATAGAAAACAATTTTGCATACGGCGCATTTAGCGAAGATGCTATTGTATTAGAGAGTATCTCAGCAGGTACAGGCGAATGGAGTTTGGAAAATAACACAAATTTGAGAGTAACAGTATCTTCGAGCGATAGAAAAGATTTTGTTATCAATATATCATACAGAGAAAACAAGGGAGTTTATTTGTTCTTACCAAGTCTTTTTAAATCAATGTTTGACTTAAAAAAAGATTCTTTTTCGAGCGATAATTTTAAAATTGTTAGTCTAAAAATAGACTCATCAAAAGGTAATATTGCTAATGGTTCGTTATTCATTATACCATCTACTATTTCGATAACCGAAAATTCAAGATTAGGCGAATGTAAGAAAACAACCTATTTTAAAAATTATCCGCAAAAAGACTTGTATATTGAAAAGATACAAGGAAACGTTCCTTTCAGAATGCAAAACAAAGAAAGAACATCTGAAACAAAAGAGGTAGCAAGAATAGTAGAAGAATGCGGTATATTCCTGCGTTGGCGTAATACATACGGAGGTTGGAGTTATTGGCTATTCTCACAAGATTACACCGAAGATGTTAAAACAAAATCATTGGGTAGCACTTTAATAGGTCGTACGTATGCAGGACAAAAAAATAATTCCTTTTATCCTTTTGGAACTACCTCAAAGAAAACGTGGACACTTACAAGTGAAGTACCCGTACTTGATTATGAGTTTGAGGAAATAAAATCGCTATTTGTATCGCCTGAGATATATATTTGGAAAGGCAAGGAAGTAATCGATATTCAGCCGCAACATTGGGAACGTGTGAATGTGGTTGAAGGTTCACAAAAATTCAAACACAATAACCAATACACACACCCTTTGAGTGTAACCATAGATTTTAATGACCCTAAAACTATAACACTGATATGATAGAATTATTTATTAATGGGCAAAAGGCAGATGTAGAACAAAAGCCGTTTACCTACACTTTGCAGGTAAATGATATGTTTAATTTCGACACTCGTGAAGTGTCGTATTCAGAAACTATATACCTACCTACTACCCCTACCAATAATATTATTTTCGGATTTGCAAACGAACCTCTTAGTGACAAGGTTGAAGCATACAAGACTCACAAGGTCGATTATTATGTTAATGGTATTCCTATTGTGCAAGATGCTAATGGTTTCCTTGTAGGTAAGCGAGGTAATTATTTTATTTTTGAGTTTAAAGACAACAGCAAGGAGCTTTATACGTTTTTGCAAAATAGAGATATTAAGGGCGTTAAGGGGTTGTTAGATGATACGGCAAATCGTACCATTGCGAATATTATTAACCAACACAATAGCACAGAAACCCCCGATTTAATTTACCTAATAGCAAACTATGGTGATGATGCTGCAACAATAGATAATGGAGGTAATTATCTAATTGAGTATGAGTTTGAAAATACGCCTTTATCTATAAGATTAGATAGAGTGTTTAGGCTTATACAGCAGATGAGTGGGTTTAAATTTGTGGGAGATTTTTTTAAAAGTCAAATATGGTTAGACACGTATATAGCCTCTTCTAATATAAAGTATAATGATAGTACAGAGGGGGAAGCGTTTGAGGCTACTCACGAGGGAGGAGGCATTAATCTTGGATTGAGGTATTCTAATGGAGTTACAATGGGTTTTATCAATGAAAACGGCAAGATAAAACTAAGATACTCATACAAGGGAGCGCAACCATACACTATTAATGAGACTGGTGAATATAAGATTACTACAGTAATTAATAACTTGCACCCCAATGCAGGCATTTTAGAACTTGAAGTGGGGTTAATTACATCAAAACATAATGAGGTAGAGAATGTACTTGTGCCAGAGAGTGGAATAACTGAATTTAAAAGAGAAAAAGTTTTAAGTTTAGAAAAAGGCGAAAATATAGTATTTTATTATGCTTTAGCGGAATCGAACCATAATACTGCTTATAGTATGTTATACAATGACGGTATAACATTTAGAATTGAAAAGGTAAAACGCAATGATAATATAGATGTTTTATTAACTGATTTTGCATTAACAGACCTATTTAAGGAAGTTTTTAGAATATTCTCTCTTACACCAATAAGAGATAGGAAAACAGGTGATTATCATTTCTACACGCTGAATGAATTAGTAAATGCGCCAAAATTAGATTGGAGCGATAAATTTGTACAAGTTAAAGAGGAACAATACCACAACAATAAATACGGGAAAAAGAATAATTTCGTTTATAAAAAATATGATGATGAGAACGCTTACAGACAAGAAAAGCGAGATTCGGCAATTTTTTTTAACGACGAATCACTTGATGAGCGAAAAGATTTCCAAAGTAAATTCTATAGTCCGTTGAACGATTATACATTTTTAAAAGTAGATAATGTGGGAATAGAGAATATGGAATTCTTTGTAAAAGAATTAAAAAAAGAAAGTAATGGTAACATCAAAACTGAGTATAAAGAAAAAACAGCGCGCTGGCATATTTTCTCTTCTTTCACTACTTATTCAGGAGTAGAATTTAAACTCAAAGCAAAAGCGGAGAAACAAAATACCGATACTTTCATTTTTGCAAGCGCTACATACTTTAATTGGGATAATCTCATAAAAACCTATTATAAAGATTTTCCGAGATTAATGGAGCACCCCTACATTGTTACCGCTGAATTTGCTTTAAACGAAATAGATATATACGAATTTTCTTTTTTCTCACGTATATACGTTGAGCAACTTGGGGGCTACTTTTTGCCTAACAAAATAAAGTACAAGGCGGGCGCAGTGGCTGAAGTGGAAATGATTAAAATAAACTAACGAAATGGAAAGAATTAACATTGCACAAGTAGATATTGACGTTGAGGCTCTCATTAATAAGAGCGCGGAAGTAAGGCAACGTATAATGGAGGTTAGCGACCAAATGAAAGCCCTCAAAGATGCGTTGAACAAAGGGGGTATTTCGGTGCAGGAATATACCCGACAAATGGCGTTGCTGCAAAATGTACAACGTGAAAATCAAAGAGAGCAAAGAGCGTATGATAATCTCATATCATCGCATATTGCGGTACAACACCAAACAATGCAGGCTAATAATACGCTTACGGGGTCTATACGTGAGTTGGGTACGGCTTTGGCGCAAAATAGGCGTATTTACGAGGACTTCACACAAGCACAACGTGAGAGCGCTGAAGGGAAACAATTACTTGAAACTATTCACGCACAAGATGAGGCTTATAGAGAGTTGCAACGCTCTATTGGTGTTACTCAAGTAGATGTAGGTAATTATCGGCAAGCGATATTAGATGCGTTAGGTGATAATCAAGCATTCGGAACTTCTATGAATGGCATTGTTAATTCGTTTAACAATCTAAGGGTGAATGTAATTGCACTTTCCACTCCGTTTGTGAATTTTGTGCAAACTGGTCGATTAGCACCAGCAGCACTCAATGCGACGGCAGCGGCTACGGGGAACGTATCTACGGGTATGAAAATATTACGAGGATCTATTATCGCTACTGGTATAGGTGCTTTGGTTGTAGTATTAGGCTCTTTGATAGCGTACTTCACAAGTACTCAGGAGGGTATTGACAAGGTGAATAAGGTACTAACGCCTCTTAAAGTGGTTTTTCAAACACTTATCGGGGTAGTGCAAAACTTTGGTAAATACTTATTGGAGGCTATCACGCACCCGAAACAAATGCTTATTGACTTGTTGGATTTTCTTAAAGGTCAGTTTATGAACCGCTTGAATGGTATGATTGATATTTTCAAGGGTATTGGTAAGATTATCACGGGCGATATTAAGGAGGGTATCAAGCAGGTAGGAGAGGCTGCAGCGCAAACGGTTACGGGGGTAGAGAATGTAGTTGGTAAGGTGAAAGATGCAGGTAAGGCAATGAGTGATACGATTGACGAGGCTGTAAAACGCGGGCAACGGATTGAGGAGATAAGTGTAAAGTTAGCGAGTTCGGAGGCTGATTTTGTTAAGCAATCAGAGGCATTAAAGTTAGAATTTGAGGAGCAAAATCAAATAGCAAGAGATACAAGTAATACATTGAAAGAACGTGAGATTGCAGCAAAGAAAAGTATTGAACTACAAAAAGAGTTAAATAAGTTAGTAACAGACCGAAAAAACTTAGAAGTTGAGATAATAGAATTAAAACAACAAAGTAATGACACGAGTGATAAAGAGAGGACAGAATTAGAAGAAAAAAGAGCGGAAATAAACAAAGCAAAGTCAGAGCAAATACATAGTGAGATTGCGCAAACAAAATTATTAAATAACATACACAAAGCAGCCAATGACCAGGCAAACGCACAAGCGAAAGAGGCAGCAGATAAAGCACGAGCGCACTTAGAGGAGCAATTGAAGTGGCAAAAAGAGGCGGTAGAAGAGTATATTAAGACAAATTCGGCTGTTGCTAAATCATTGCAGGAACGTTTAGCGATTGAGGAAAAGGGTATGCAGGATAGGTTAGCGATATTGGAGAAAGAGAAATCTAAAGGGCTAATAAAGAAAAACGAGTACGAAAAGCAGAAGATAGAGATTGAAGAAGCGTATTTAAAAACACGTGTGGAACTCTCTATCGAGGCGGTAAAGAAGGAAGCAGAGCAATACGAGGCGCAAAATAAAACTAAGATTGAAAGTGAAACACGCTTAACCGCTGAACTCATCGTGCAAGAGCAGGCAAGGCAAGATGCTATCTATCAGAAGAAAGTAGAAGCATTAGAGAAGGAGAAGCAACTCAAACAGGAGGCGCGCGCCTGGGATTATAACGCTGAGGACGCTTATCAGCAACAATTGCAAGAACTAAAAGAAGGGTATGATGAGAAGGCTAAGGAGTTAAGCAAACAGCAATCTGAGATTGATAAAGAAGAAAAGAAAACCCAGCAGGAGTTGGATTTTCAAGACAAACTACTCACCTTGCAAGAGCAGGGAGCAATGCAATGGGAGGTCGAAGCGGAACAAATGCGACAAAATCACGAGCAGGAACGTGAAGCACTTAGTGAATTGCTGGCAAATAATCAAATTTCACAAGAGGAATACAACAAAAGATTATCGATATTGAACCAAAAACACGCACAAGATGAAATAAACTTGAAGCGCAAAACGGAGGAAACAAAAGTACAATTAGCATCGGCAGCATTATCACAGGCAAAGCAGTTATTTGGCGAACATACGGCAGTTGGCAAGGCGGCTGCAATAGCAGAGGCTATGATAAATACTTACTTAGGTATAACGAAAGCACTATCCGCATATCCTCCCCCTTATAATGCTATTATGGCAGGTGTTACTGGTGCAATGGGTATGCTAAATGTTAAGAAGATAATGGAAACCGATGTTAAGTATGAAAAAGGCGGTTTGCTCAAAGGTAAGAGCCACAATGAGGGCGGTATTCCCTTCACGGTTGCAGGTCGCGGAGGATTTGAGGCTGAAGGTGGCGAATATATAGTGAACAAGCGCGCAACGGCTATGTATTTCCCAGTATTGGAGGCTATCAATAGAAGTGTAGGTTATGGTAATTATAACCCCGTGTATATGGCAGCAGGGGGAGTGATTAAACAAATCCCCGATGCTCAAATTGACTACAAGGAAATGATGAACGCTATTAAGGAGGGTGCTATGCAGGGCACTCAAGCAGGTGCGTATGAAGGCTCAATGCAAGGGGCATTACAAGGTACACAACAAGGAGCATTCGAGGGCGCGCGTGCTGGTAGTCTTGAAGGCTCAATGCAAGGTGCTTTTGAGGGAGCAACAATGGGAACTACATCAGGGATAACGGATAGCATTTTGCGAATTAGTGATAATGAACGAGCGAGACAATCGGCAAGTATATGATAAAGTTAAAAGCAATATTAAAAGGTTGGAAAAATTACATATTTACTGACCCTGAAATTGAGGCAAAGGCAAAAGAGCGGGCAAAGATATGCGCGGGTTGCCCAATGGCTAAAAAGGGTACATACCCACAACTAATGAAGGACTACACTCTGAAAGATGTAGAAGGTATGGTGTGCGGTGTGTGCGGTTGCCCGCTCTCTACTCTTTTACGACAAGATGAAAAGGGTTGCGAACTTAATAAATGGGAATAGCAATGAATGTATACGAAAAATTAAAACCAATGGAAAATGACCTGCGATTGATTTACAAGCACGGGGGCAGGGTAGCGTGTGAGATATTTCGAGATTTGGAAATTTATGAGGAGTATCAAAAAAGTAACGCCCCAAAGATGGAGCGTTACACTTTCATCTCTGAACAATTTAAGATTAGTGAGAGCCTTGTTCGTGCCATCATAAAACAGATGGGTAAAAAAATTTGTAGTTAAACTTACCACTGTACTTAACACTGTTTTTATAATAAACTGAAATTCAAATAATTGCTTATTTAATTGTATTTTTGCACCAAATAAAAACAATTGAGATATAGAAGAATAGAAAAATACACATAAGATTTAAAGAGAAAGTTGTTAATATTCCTTTTAAAAAGAATCTGGTAAATTCAATAGAAACAGAGGTGAATTAACAAATGGTTTCTCGCCCCATAAGGGCGTGAACTGTTTTTGTTACATACCTGTTTCGGGCATACCAGAGCCTTTTTAAAGTGGGAACAAAACATTCACGCTTTTTTTATGCTCAAAGGTTGCCCTTATTCGTTTTGTAACATTAAAATTAAATCAATAACAAATGAGAAAAATTGTTTTATTCAGTGCTTTGGCACTACTGTTAGCGAGTTGTGGAGGTACAAGAGAGTTATCACACAATGTAAACAACCATACTACTCAAGTGGTATTGGCTAAAAATAATTTTAAAGTAGTAGAACACGTGAAAGGAGAAGCTTCTAATCAATATTTCCTTATTGTAGGAGGTGGAAAACGTGCTTTAGTGGAAAAAGCAAGAGCTAAAATGCTTCAAAATGCTAACTTGGTAGGCTCTTCAAGAGCAGTTATCAACGAAACTGTAGAAATACATTCTTTCTTTTTCTGGATTGGTATGCAATACACAGTAACTGTTTCAGCTGATGTAATTGAATTTACCGAATAATAAAAGTAAAAAGAGTCAGTTTTTAAGGAAACTGACTCTTTTTTATTACCAAATTATTCTACAGTTACTGATTTGGCTAAATTACGAGGTTGATCAACATTGCAACCGCGCTTGATAGCGATATAATAGGACAACAATTGCAAAGGTACTGAGGCTAAAATAGGAGTCAGTGCCTCACTGATTTCGGGTATTTCAATCACGTGGTTTGCTAATCCTGCCATTTGGGTATCACCTTCGGTTACAACGGCTATAATTTTACCTTTGCGCGCCTTTATCTCTTGTGCATTAGAAACTACCTTATCATAATGCCCTTTAGACGGTGCAATGAATATCACTGGCATATTCTCATCGATAAGGGCGATAGGTCCGTGTTTCATCTCGGCAGCTGGATAGCCTTCGGCGTGAATATAGGATATTTCTTTGAGTTTTAAAGCTCCTTCCAAAGCAGTAGGGAAGTTAAAACCACGACCTAAATACAAGCAATTGGTAGCTGTTTTGTAGCTTTCGGCTATCTCGGCGACCTTGTGATCTACTGTTTTGATAGTAGTTTCAAGCAACTGAGGTATACGTTCTAATTCCTTACAAAGATGGTGATAGGTTTCCGTACTGAGGGTACCCTTTTTATGTCCTAAATGCAAAGCGATAAGGGTAAGCACCGTGAGTTGGGTGGTAAAGGCTTTGGTAGAAGCTACCCCTATTTCAGGACCTGCGTGAGTGTAAGTGCCTGAATGGGTGATACGCGCAATTGATGAACCTACCACATTGCAAATGCCATAGATAAAAGCGCCTTTTTCTTTTGCTAATTTGAGGGCTGCCAAAGTATCGGCGGTCTCGCCTGATTGCGAAATAGCAATAACGATATCCCCTTTATTGATAATAGGGTTGCGATAACGGAACTCTGAGGCGTACTCTACTTCCACAGGAATACGAGCGTATTCTTCTAACAGATATTCACCTACCAAGCCTGCGTGCCACGAAGTTCCACACGCTACAATAACGATACGTTTGGCATTGAGGAAGGTTTCTAAATGATTATCTATTCCTGATAATTTGGTAGTATGATCGGGCAAGAGGCGACCGCGCATCGTGTCTTGGATAGACTTAGGTTGCTCGTAGATTTCTTTGAGCATAAAATGGTCATATCCGCCTTTTTCAATGGCTTCGAGGTTGAGTTTGAGTTGTTGTACAAAGGGACTCACCTGCTCATTACTGCCTATTTTAATCACTTTCAACGGTTTGTTGAGGTGAATGGTAGCCATTTCGCCATCTTCTAAATACACAGCATTTTGGGTGTACTCTATAAAAGGAGAGGCATCGGAAGCGATGAAGAACTCTCCATCACCTACCCCTATTACCAACGGACTACCTAAGCGAGCTACTACTATTTCCTCAGGTTTGCTTTCCTCCATTACTGCAATGGCAAAAGCGCCAACTACCTCGTTGAGGGCATAGCGCACGGCAGTCTCTAAATTCACGTTTTCTTTTTCTTTGAAGTATTCGATGAAGTTTACTAATACCTCAGTGTCAGTATCAGAATGAAATACAAAACCCTCTTTGATGAGGTTTTGCTTGATACTTTCATAATTCTCGATAATACCGTTGTGTACAATAGCAATCTTGCCAGAGTTGGAACGGTGAGGGTGTGAATTAATATCGTTAGGCACTCCGTGAGTAGCCCAACGGGTATGCCCCATACCGCAACCATAAGTAGGAACATTTTCTCCTGCTTTGGCTACCAAATCGGATACTTTGCCTTTGGTTTTTTCTCCGTAAAAACTCTCAGCGTTTAAGATAAAACCTGCGCTGTCGTATCCACGGTATTCTAAGCGTTTTAACCCATCAATCACGATGGGAAAGGCGGCGCGTTTGCCTAAATAACCTACAATTCCACACATATTTTTAAGTTTTATTATTATTTGAGTTATAGGACTTAATCTCTAAACTCTCACACTTTCGGGCACTAATACGGTATAATCACCGTGATTGCGAATAACATCGCGCACAATAGACGATGATATAAACGAAGTTCGTGCTGCCGTAAGTAAAAAGACTGTTTCTATTTGAGATAATTTGCGGTTAGTATGTGCAATAGCTTTTTCAAACTCAAAGTC